CATACTTTGCGGAAATGGTCTGTACGCTACTTTGATTAGGATGGGTGCTGAAAGCGCAGATGTTTATAAGATAAAGGACCTTACCGAAAACCAAAAGAAAAAACTTATGATTGCCGACAACAAGATATATGGCTTGGGCATTGATGATTTAGAAACATTTAATCAGTTTTTAACGGATTTAAGCGATGACCTTGATATACCCGGATTTGATGAGGAAATTCTTAGGTCAATGGTTGCAGAGGCCGAAGAAGTTACTGCAAGAATATCCGAATATGGCACAATCAGCGAAGAAGAAATTCAAGCCATACAGGCAAACAAAGAGAAAAAAGATACTTTAATATCAAATGCACTTGAAAACACCGAAAACCACTTTGATGCACATTCTCAAAATATACAGTCACCGAACACATCTGAAATGGCGCAGGTGAAAAAATCCGTTATATGCCCTGAATGCGGGTGCGAAATATGGCTGTAATCAGAAATAAGGCAGATATCGATGTAGTAGAGGCTGCCGAGATTAGAATAAGGAATGTGTTTAAAAATGGTGTTACGGTATATATGTCGTTTTCGGGTGGAAAAGATAGCTTATGCCTTGCCCAATTAACAATCAACCTAATCCAGCGCGGCGAAATAGATCCAAAGCAACTTGTAGTGCAGTTTATTGATGAAGAAGCAATATTCCCTTGCATAGAAAAAACGGTAAGGGATTGGCGAAAGAAGTTTATTCTGTTAGGTGCTGCATTCGAGTGGTACTGCATAGAGGTAAAACATTTTAATTGTTTCAACGAATTAACGAACGATGAAACCTTTATATGCTGGGACAGATACAAAAAGGATGTATGGGTCAGGACGCCGCCAAAGTTTGCCATCAGAAATCACCCTTTATTAAGGCCCAGGAAAGATGCATATCAGGATTTTTTGCCGAGGATTTGCATTGATGGCATAACGATTACCGGGGTACGGGCGGCAGAGTCGATACAAAGACTAAAAAATATAGCAAAAATGAATGCTGCGGGGAATAAAATCACGCATAAGCGTCAGATTTTTCCCATATATGACTGGGCAGATAGAGATGTATGGCTGTACCTTAAAGATCAAAATGTAAACATTCCCGAAATATATCTTTATTTATGGCAATCAGGAACAAGCAAAGGACAATTGCGGGTTTCACAATTCTTTTCAGTTGATACTGCTCGAAGCCTTGTCAAGATGAACGAGTATTATCCCGATTTAATGGATCGGATAATACGCCGAGAGCCAAATGCCTATCTCGCCGCTCTATACTGGGACAGCGAAATGTTTGGGCGCAGAACGAGAAACCGAAGAAACCTGGAAGGGAAAGCCGAAAAAGACTACAAGGCCCAACTAATTTGTATGTTTAGTGATTATGACACTTATTTCCCTACCGAAAAAAAGAGGTACATTGCCGAAAGGTATCGTAACTTCTTTCTGCAGATAAGCTCTTTTGCAGACCAAAAGGATTACAGGATGCTTTACGAGGGTTTGATTTCGGGGGATCCCAAGCTAAGAACTTTCAGAGCCTTATACCAAAGAATATACAGCAGGTATATTGAACAGGCAAAGAAGGCGAGAAAGGAGGGAAAACCGAATGAAAAACAGTAAGTTATTTGCCCCCCTTTCAACTTTGCAATGGGTAGATAGGGATAAATTGAAGCCGAATGACTATAATCCGAATAAGGTTTCAAAGGAAAACCTGAAATTACTCGTTCAGTCCATTCTTGCCAATGGCTGGACATTGCCCATAGTCGTAAGGCCGGACATGACAATTATTGACGGATTCCATAGATGGACCGTTGCAGGGCAAGAGCCTTTATTTTCTGCTCTTGGTGGGAAAGTGCCTATTGTTATCGTAGAGCATGCTGAACAAAGTCAGAACATATATGGGACTGTCACCCATAATAGGGCGCGCGGTACACATCTGCTTGAGCCTATGAAGGCTATTGTTAAAAGGCTTATGCAGGAAGGCCAAAGCGTAGCGGAAATAGGTAAGCAGCTTGGAATGAAACCGGAAGAAATTTTCCGCTTATCTGACTTTTCAAAAGAGGACTTTTTAAGCCTTATGGTAAAAGATACCATTTCACATAGCAAAGCAGAGTTTTTTACGAATATTTGAAAAATACAAAATAACTTAAATGCACTTAACGGAATGAGGTGGTGAACATGTAATGGAAGTTAGGGAGCAAGCCTTTAAAGATTACAAAAAAGGCATGAAATACAAGGATATTGCTGAAAAATATGGGGTTTCACTAAGTGCCGTAAAATCATGGGCTTCTCGACATTGGAAAAAGGATAAAGTTGCAACCTCAAAAACAAAAAAGTCGCAACCTGAAAAAAAGTCGCAACCGAAACCGAGGGGAGCGCCTAAAGGTAATAAAAATGCAGTCGGGAACAAGGGCGGCGCTCCCCTTGGAAGTCAGAACGCTTCAAAGCATGGAGGTTACTCTGCTGTCTATTGGGACACATTAGACGAGGAAGAGCGCGAACTTATTGAAAGCACTCCTACGGATGAAGAACAGCTGCTTATTGAACAAATACGACTGTTTTCTGTCAGGGAACGCCGCATTATGGCCGCAATTAATAAATACCGGAACATGAAGGGAGGTTTAGCGGTCAGCGGCGTTATTTCTTCGCACACTAAGCGGGAATTTGATAATAAGGAGGAAAAAGAGCTTTATGAAGACCTGCGGCGGAAAAAGATAGGGGAAGAAAAAATAAGTTATTTGGGCCACGATAAATTTACGCAGACAATGACGGAAGCATCCATAAATATTGTTCAGCGCCTGGAAGCAGAGCTTACTCGGGTGCAGCGGGCAAAAACACAATGTATATCGGAGCTTGCTAAGCATCGCCTTGAGAAAGAAAATCCTGATAGCAAGGAAATGGAATTAATAGACGATTGGATTTCTGCAATTGAGGACGGTGATACTTTTGGCTAAAATGTCGCGCCGAGAATTTTTTAAGCACAGAGTACCATTGTATAGAAAAGACATCGCCCTTTTTGCAAGAGAACAGTTAAATTTTATTGCAGATGAATGGCAGAAGGCGGTTTTTGATGATATTGTTGCGGACAATCGAATATCTGTTAAGTCCGGACAGGGCGTTGGAAAGACTGCTGCCACTGCAATAGTGGTGCTTTGGTTTCTTTCTTGCTTTCCTTATCCTCGCGTAGTAGCCACAGCCCCGACAAAACAACAGCTTCATGATGTGCTGTGGAGCGAGGTTGCAAAATGGCAGTCCAACAGCCCCTTGCTTTCGGCAATATTGAAATGGACAAAAACTTATATTTACATGAAAGGATATGAAAAGCGTTGGTTTGCGGTTGCGCGCACTGCTACAAAGCCGGAGAACATGCAAGGCTTTCATGAAGACAATATGCTTTTCATTGTTGATGAGGCTTCTGGGGTCGCAGATCCGATTATGGAAGCAATACTGGGTACGCTTACCGGCCCGAACAATAAGCTTTTAATGCTTGGCAACCCGACAAGAACTTCCGGAGTGTTCTATGATAGCCATACAAAAGATCGGGCCATGTATTGCTGTCATACTGTAAATGCGGAAACCGTTAAAAGAGTTAACAAGGATAATATTGAATCAATAAAGCGGAAGTATGGAGAGAACAGCAATGTTGTACGGGTACGAGTGTACGGCGAGTTTCCCCTGCAAGAAGATGATGTTTTCATTCCGTTATACATGATTGAAAAATCAATAATGACAGAATACGAAGAGCCTGAAATAATATCAAGTATTGATATAGGCTGTGACGTTGCAAGGTTTGGTGATGATAAAACTGTAATAGGTTACAAAGTTGACAAAAAGGCATATATACATAAAAAATTCCATGGCCAAGACACCATGCGGACCGCAAAGGAAATAGCAAACCTTGGGTTTAGGCTAAGGGATAAATATAAATTTACAGGTAATATTCCTGTCAAAGTTGACGATGGTGGTGTCGGCGGCGGTGTTGTTGATAGACTTAGGGAGTTAAAGCGGGAATATCCTTCACGTTATTCATGGATGACTGTAGTGCCTGTTAATTTTGGTAAAGTTATAAAGCACAAATACTACCATGACAGTACAACATACATGATGGCAGTTGTTCGCGACATGATTTCAGACATTGATGATGATGGCAACGAGAAAGAAGTTGAGCTTATTCTTCCTAACGATAATGACCTGGTAGGGCAGCTCAGCTCGCGCAAATATGATTATAAAGCTAACGGCAAGCAAAAGGTTGAAAGTAAAAAGGAAATGAAAGAGAGAGGTTTGGCATCACCTGACGAGGCTGATTGCATATTACTTGTTTGTCTGCCTGTAAAATCACGCAGGAAGGAGAATGTTAAAAATGAGCAAAAACAAAACGCTGCCAAAGATGAACGTTAAAATTATCAAAGCGGCGGAAAAACCGATAAAAAAAGCAGACGCCCCTAAAGCTTTGGCTGATGAAAAAGAATCCTCGTCTATTTGGATTAGTCACCCGATTGACTTAAGGGCCTTGCTGACGCTTGTGGATCATTCCACTATTTTGCCTCAATGTATCTGTGCATATAAAAACAACATTACAGGCTTCGGCATTGGCGTTAGGTATAAAGAGGACGTAGAGGAAACGGAAGAGATGGCAAATGAATATATGTATGCTGAAAAGGTCCTGGATTTACTTAACATTGATATGGATACAAAGGAAGTGTTTGAGGCTCTTGTTGAAACACGAGAAATATACGGTATATCATATCTTGAAGTTATACGGAGCTTCGATGGGAAAGTATCTCAAGTTGAGCTCATCAAGGATGTTCCGACGGTGACTAAATCAATTCGGCTTGACCCTGTTATTGATGTTGAATATTACTATAATGGGGAGGCAGTTACCCGAAAGAGAAAGTTTTGTAAATATCGGCAGGAAAAGAACGGAAAAACAGTGTACTTTAAAGAGTTTGGCGACCCGCGAATTATGGATCTGCGAGATGGAAGGTATTTAGAATCAGGCGAAAGCCTTGACTTGGAATATCAGGCGAACGAGATTTTAGAATTCCCCATAGGCATAGACGACTACGGGAAAATTAGATGGATGGGGCAAATATTAAGTATTGACGGTGCCAGGAAGGCGGAGAGCCTAAATAATAGCTACTTTGACAATGGAAGGCATACGCCGCTTGCAATTATCGTTCGTGGAGGCACTCTATCAGATGAAAGCTTTGCAAAACTTGAAAATTACATGAACGAAATCAAGGGAAGTGCCGGGCAGCATGCTTTTTTGGTGCTTGAAGTGGAAGACAGTGACGATCGCCCTGCTTTTGACGAGGGGAAGCAGCCTGCAGTTGAGTTAAAGGACATGGCCGGGATACTGCAAACCGATGAATTGTTTCAAGCGTATCTTGACAATACAAGGCGCAAGGTGCAATCGGCATTCAGGCTTCCGGACTTATATGTGGGATATACAACAGACTTCAACCGCTCCACAGCTCAAACTGCAATGGAAGTTACCGAAAAGCAGGTATTCCAACCGGAAAGAAAATCATTGGCGTGGATTATTAACAATAAACTGTTTAACGATTTTCAATTCAAGCATGTTGAGTTTTACTTTAAAGAGCCTGATATTTCAAATCCTGATGACCTTTACAAAATACTTGCAGTTACAGAGCGTGCCGGCGGCGTTACACCTAATCTTGCCAAACGCATTGCACATGAAGCAATTGGGCAGAAGTGGGAAAACTACGAAGGTGAATGGGGAGATATACCGCTCCAAGTTTCGAATCCCGGGAAACAATCCTCTGGCTCTGGGCTTGACGTTCAACTCTCGGAACAGATATTAAAGGCCGAATCGAATTCTGACCATGAAGTTGTTGCAGTGATGAAAGAGGTCAGAAAACTGTTGTGCGAGATGCATAAGGAGGATTGAGAATGTGTAATTGCAGCGGCTTAATAAAGGCTATTGACGCTTTTATTATGAAAGCAGATGATAATCTTAAAAAAAGATTGGAGAAAGAAGGTTTTTTAAATGCGGAAGAGACGGTAGACGCCGCCACTGAATTAGAGGACAAAGTTGCAGAGGCTCTCGTGGAAGAAACAGAACTATTAACCTCCGATTTAAAAGAGGTTGTTGACTTGGAAGCATTTTATGCCGATATATGGCCGGAGGTTAAAGCTGCAGATGACCTTGATGTAAAGCTTTTCGATGTGTTCAAAAACCAGTTTGAAACGATTATGCCCCAGCTTATCACAGCTTACATAAAACAGACGGATTCGGACCTCATGCTCGTAAACACAAGCAAGCGTACCACAGCATGGATCACCGATTGGAGCGAGGAGCTTGGGCGGTTGATGAAGCTTAATTCCCACAGTGAGATTGAACAAATTCTGCTGGAGGGCCTTGATGAAGGCTTAAGCGTAGAAAAGGTTACGCAGTCCATTCTTGAAAGCGGCATCCGGGATGAATATTATAAAGCACGCCGAACTGCAATAACGGAAATGCTAAGGGCTCATTCCGTTGCAAGGCAGGAGGGGCTAATACAAAGCCCCGCCGTTGAAGAAAAGGAATGGGTACATACCGGAGCTTACAGAATTAAGCCCCGGGAAAACCATATTGCCATAAGCGGTCAGATTGTGCCTAAAGATGAGCCTTTTAAGCTTATCGGTGCTGACGGTGCGAGGTATTACCCCATGTATCCTCGAGACAGCATATTACCGCCGGGCGAAAGCGTCAATTGCCATTGCATTCACAGAGGTATAGTGTCAAAAAAAGTACTCGGTTTAAGCCTTGAGGATAGAAAAAAACTGCAAGAGCAGGCCATTGCCGATGATGACGGAGCTTGGGAAAAGGAGATTGACGCAAGAAATAAAGCCAAAGCCGGTATAAATGAGGAAACCATTAAAATGGATTGGTTAAAGAACAAGGATAAAAATGAACAGGTTAAATACCTTGGTTCTGAAAGCAGATGGGCATTGGTTGAAAGTGGGGTAATTAAAGACGATAAGGATTTGCAAAAGCTCTTTAAAACCACGACCACCAAGAGTCGTAAGAAAGTTGTTACACGTAAAACCTTGAATGAATTGAAAAAAGATGGTATAATTACCATTAGGAAAAGCGTTGTAAACCATTCTTCAAAGGGCGAATATACGGGCAAATCAAAGATGTACCCCAATGGAAGACCTATAGGCGGCGCACATTCAGTTGCCGGTTTAGAAGAGTGTAAGAACAGGGGTATTGAATACAATGTGACAAAAACTTTTACAAATGGGGTTACACTGGGAAATATTCCTTGTCATAAGCAGGTGTTTAAGCGTTCGGGAGACGGGCAGGCTTGGTTTCCTGAAGAATGGACGGATGATGATATCCTTGTAGCGGGCACTTTTGTATCGAATAGCAGTGAGTCTGTTGTAGAGGGTCATCAAACAGCAATATACAACGGCGTTGCCGTAAGAGTGCTTTATGATAAAAATGGCGACATAACAACAATATGTCCTGATTATGACCAGGAAACAGTGAAGGGAGTTAAGGTCAAATGAATAAAAAATTAATAAAATTATTTGCCGACCTTGATAGGTTCTGGAATATAAGCAGCTCCCCTAATCTTAAAGGAGAGCATCCAAACTGTATGACTACAGCGTACGAAATTAAAGAGGAACTTGTATCATTGGGGTTTAAAAAGGCAGATAAAATACTTAAAGAATTGACCGATGAGCAAATTGAACAGATAATATCTGTAGTGGAGGAAATAATTGATGAAATGCCGGAAACTGCAGATACATTTAAGCAAATCAATGAAGAAAGGAATATACATTGGTTAAATGATGAATTGAAATTGCTTGGAATAATTGAATAATAATTTAATATCCGGAAATTAGTCAGTTAGTTGCAAAACGCAGCCGACTGGCTTTTTTTATTGCGGCCGTAAGGTTTTGCTTTCCGGCTGCTTTTTTATTATAGGCAAAGGAGGTGAAAAGAGATTGAATGTGTTAAAGGCATACGCAATATCTGATGCGAAAATTCAGTTTGTGTCACTCGTTGATAAGGCGGCCAATAAAAGACGGTTTATAATCACAAAAGCGGAAGATGGCGAGGCAAGCTTCCAGGTATACGGAAGAATTGTCAAAACCGACAGCAAGCACCATTATGTCACAGGGATTGTATATGAGCCGATGGTTGAGGATTCAGACGGCAACTATATGACAGAGGAGGAAATTACAAAGGCTGCTTATTGGTTTGCCAAAAACGGTGATAAGGTTGACCTGCAGCACAGCTTTGAAACACTTGAAAATGCAAAAGTCGTTGAAACTTGGATTGCTAAAGCAGACTTCTCCATTGGTGATGAAAAGGTTAAGAAAGGCTCCTGGCTCATTACGGTCGAAATCTCTGATAATGAGATTTGGGATAAGATTGAAAAGGGAGAGATTACTGGCTTTTCAATGGGAGGTGTAGGCAAGTACAGCGATAAAGATGTTGATTTGTCGGCTATTGAAAAGCAAAAAATAAACACCGGCGAAAACAAAAGCATTTTCAAAAAGCTTGCCTCGGCGTTTGGATTCGATATTGTTGAAAAAGGTGCTGTAGCCGACAAATTCAAATCCAAAACTCAAAGCACGCTGTTTTGGAACGCTTGGTATTCATTGCAAGAAACCTTAAGCCATTACGATTGGACAACCGACAAACAAGAATTTGAAACCGATGAGGACACCATCAGAGAAGCGTTACAGGAGTTCAGCGAAATTGTAATTGATGTTTTGGCTGAAAAAAGTGTTACAAAGGCGCTTACGGTTGACCTGCCTGTTGAAAAGGCGGGGAAGCCAAGAAAAAGTAATGTGGATCATGAAACATTACAAAAAATTTATAAAAAATCTCGGTGAATACTTAGCCGGGATTGAAGAAATTAAGGAGGATGAGATTGATATGAAGGAAGCAGATGTTCAAAAAATGATTGACGAATCAATTAAAAAAGCACTGGAAAACAATAATCCTGCACCGACCGGGGCAGCTTCCAATGCCGGCGGCGCGGAAGCAAAGCCCGAATTAACGCAAGAGAGCATTGAAAAGATGATTACAGATGCCATCCAGAAAGCTCTCACCCCGGAGGAAAAGGCGATTACAGCCGAAAATATCGGCGAGGTTATCGAATCAGCAGTGCAAAAGGCAATGGAGCCTGTATTGAAGGCAAAAGGCTTGCCTACAAACCTTAATGAAGGCAATGTTAAGAAAAGCGAGCCGCATTACATGACGGGCATTATTTAATGCCAATTATTTTTAACAAGGAGGAATACATGATGTCTATATCTAATGAGCAAATCATTCAAAAAACTTTGACGACTTCAGGGGTTACGGCCGGTCTGCTTAACCCTGAACAAGCGCAAAAGTTTATTAAGCAGACCTTTGATGCTACACCTCTTGGACCATTGACCAGAAACGTTTTAAGAAAATCAAAAACAGGCGAAATTGATAAAATCGGAATTGCTTCGAGGATACTTAGGAAAAAGACTGAAAATGTGGACGACAACTATCGTGCAAAGCCGACTTTTAGCAAAATCGAATATGCAACGACTGCTGTTCGCTTACCTTGGGAAATTACCGAGGAAACCCTTCGCGAAAACATAGAAGGGCAACAGCTTGAGGAAATCGTTACAAATCTTATGACAGCACAAGTGGGGGTTGACATTGAGGACTTAGCAATAAACGGTGACACCGAAATAGCCGAAACAGACGAGGACTATGATTTCCTTAAAATCAATGACGGCTGGCTGAAACAATTGCTTGACGGCGCTCATGTTGAGGATAGGTCCAGTAAAAGCTCCGGCGCAATGAAAATCGATGTGTATTATGA